AAGATCAACTGGCAATCCGGAAGACGCATGCCTGGCGTCCTCACTGTTGACTTGCATTGGAGCGTATCTTCTCAACGATAGTGTATCTCTGATGGATGTGACGAGTAAGTTTTCTCGGCAACAGCTTCGCAAGGCTAATTACCAGAGCAACTAATGGCAAAGACAATCGGCATCGTCGCCAATATCTACAACGAGGCCAATGCCATTACAGGTTGGCTCGAATCGGCAGCGAAATTCGCCGATCATATCAGCGTGTACCACGCTGGACCGAACGGAGCCAAGAGCGATGATGGCACAATCGAGATTCTTGAAAAATGGAAGATTCCGATTACCTATGGCAGCATCGACGAAGGTTTCGGACCTGTCCGCACGAAGACGGTACGAACGTCGCCATGCGACTACGTGATCTTGCTTGACGCAGACGAGCGTTTCGACGCTATCGCTCAAGTGCTCGGCTGTCACGGCGAGAGCACGCCGCGTGAAGAAGTCAATCAATTGCTGTACGACTATAGTAATCCGAACTATGTCGATTCACAGGTAATTCAGCCGTATGACGCCAAGATCGATTTTACGGCTTGCCCGTCGAATTTCGAGAATATGGCAAAACTCGGTGCGAACTTGACGGTATCTTACGGTGAGGTTTACACCCAAGGAGCATGGGTTCGCGATATCATCGAAAAACACGACTATGACGCGATCAAGTCGATTCGTCGTCACTGGCATGATTTTTCGATGAAGCGACCTACGCAGAACTGGCATACCGAGCCTGATTTCCAAATGCGGATCGTGAAGAACGTCGATAGCGTTTACTTCGGCGGGCGGATGCATGAGGGGTTGCACGGTGCTCCGAACCATTATCAGCCGAACTTTACGCATGGGCCTTTTCTGGACCACTTTCATTTGTTTTTCAAGAAACTTGAGCCGACGCAAAGGAAGCACGACATTGCCATTTACAACTCGATCAATGAAGGTAGGACGCCACCATCGTTTGAAGAATTTGTGCGAAGTCAAGAAAGAAAATGAACGTTTGCATAAGTTCGCATTGCAGTTGTCTGAGCGGTTGTTTCTTGTGGCGGAGATATTAGCGATCAAGGCCGAACACAAAGACAAAAGAAAACTGTGACCAAAATCACCGACCAACTCTGGATAGGCGACAGCCGAGATGCCGAGCACGCGGACCTGCACGCTAACGGCATCTCCGCCATCCTGAACGTCGCTCATGACCTGCAATGCCGGCGAGGTTGGACAGATCATGTCCTATACGCTCAGTGCGGCATCGTGGATGGTCCAGGAACGACGATGGCAGCATACCATTCGGCGTTGCTCCAGTTATGTAGTCTGATGAATGGCGGACGTGTGACGCTGGTGGTCGATCATGATGGAACAAGCCGGGCGATTGCGATTGCGGTGATGGCGTTAAATGTCGTCGCTGGGCGATTTGGCTGGGATCACTGGGTAGGCAAGATTAAAGAGTTGCGTGGACTGGCGGAAGGATTTACGCCGCACGAAGTACATCACAAAGCGTTCAATCGGATCAATTGGAGACTGGTTGGAACGGCGATGGTTGAGTAATATCTTTTTTTTTGGGAGAGATAGTGAATTTCTTCGAGACAGTTGAATCTGTTTTTCATGATTGGCGATATGACCATCCGCGAATCCTGTACTCGCTCATCCGAGCCATGAAACCTAGCGTTGCCGTCGAAGTCGGCACGTATCGAGGTTATGCCGCATGCTATATGGCTCGTGCGTTGCAAGAAAACAATAACGGCCATCTTTATTGCATTGACAACCTATCTCTCACCGATCATCTTGCAAGGTACGGCACTGATCCTGTAACGCACTGGGGTAATAACCTGACAGCAACCGGAGTGCGGGATTGGGCTACGTTGATTGTTGGAAAGTCAGATGAAGTTATTTGGCCCGCCAAGATAGATTTCGCCTACATCGACGGTTGGCATTCTTATCAAACTTGCTTACATGATTTCACGAGAGCGGCGTACGCTGGGGCGTCATGTATTTGCCTGGATGATATAGTTCAGAGCGTCGGTCCTCGAATGGTGTTTGATTTGATTCGCAAAACCGATGAGTGGCAAGTGTTGGAGCTTTTCCATGATTGCGGCATGGGAATCTGCGTTCGCAAAACGCCAAAGCCACCATATACGTTCAGTCAAGAGTTGCCAGACAATCCTGGCGTGGATTTGCGGCCATTATCAAGACAAGAGCGAATTGAACATTTTGCGGAAGCGTCGAAAACGACTGGATTGGACTATTCGGAGTTTTGTCAATGACGCTTCTTAATATAGGCTGCGGAGCTACTAGGCCCGGTCCACCGTGGATAAATATCGACAATTTATTTGAGGTGTTGGCTGGGCCTAGTAAAGATGGCATTGTGACATTTACAGTCGCTTTGGCTATGCTTCGTGCCGAGACTAACTATGTCAATGTCGATTTGCAAAAGTCGCCGTTGCCATTTGCGAACGATAGCGTCAACGGGATTGTGGCGAATCACACTTTGGAACATTTCGATTGCTTAAGCGCATTGAAACTCCTATGCGAGTGCAAGCGTGTGCTTGCTCCAGGAGGAGTGCTGCGTATCGGAGTTCCGGACGCATCGATATTCCGGGCTAATTTTGATCGAGACGTTCCTGGCGGAACTAACGAAATTTACGGAGAGAACGGCGATCCGCAAACCTCATTCATTCATGCGGCATTATTCTTTCGTGAGCATAAGCAGGTTTTCACGGAAGACTCTCTATGGTGTCATTTCGCGGAAACTGGGTTCAAAGAAATTGAGCGAAGAACGTTCCAGTCGAGTAAACTGTCTCCATTAGCTGATTTTGACAATCGTCAGTCATTCACGTTGTTTATGGAAGGCGTCAAATGAAAAAACCAATGAATGACACATTCACTTCGACCGGGGCTAAGTTCTTCCATCATCAAGAGGTGATGAAGAACCTACGCAATGGTAAAGGGCAAGCAGTAGTTTCTCACGTCATGCTCACGGATATTTGCAATCATTCGTGTGCGTTTTGCTCCGTGCAAGCTCGTGCTGGCGATTCACTTGATTACGTTACCATCATAGCGTATCTCGACATCTTGATAAAGTACGGATTGAAAGCGGTCATTCTGAGTGGTGGCGGCAATCCGATCCTGTACAAGTGCAAAAGAACTGGCAATAACTTTAATGATGTCGTCGATGCTATTTCCTCGCGAGGACTTGAAATAGGACTTATCACGAACGGCATGCCGCTAAGGAGTTATCCGGGAATTCCTATTCGTAGATCATGGTCTACTGTTCATCCGGAAACACTCGACAAACTAACCTGGATTCGCATCTCCATGAGCGGTCTTGACCACGCGGAAAACGAAGTCTTTGTGCCGGATATCGATCCGAGCAAGACGACGCTCGGATTTAGCTACGTCGCTCATGACCTTTACGACGAACCGGCAGACCCACATCACGGTAAGGTAAGCACGGAGCGAGACTTGATTACGCTGGAGCGTGCTAAGTGCAAACCAACATGGAAGTTTGAAGATCGCATTGATGATTTAACCAGGCAATTTGATCATTATGTCAGCACTTACAACCCCAAGTATGTGCGGATACTGCCGAACTGCTTGGAGCCAAACCTGATCCCGAAGCGATGCGTCCAATTGCAGAACATGGCGAACATCGTCAACTCGATCGCTAAACGCGAAGTCGTCTTCGTGCAGCAAAAGCCCCCGCAGGCTCCGCACGCTTGCTATCTTGGCTATATCCACCCGGTACTGAACTGCGATGGGTACGTCTATCCATGCGATAGCTGTGTTCTCAATGACGCGGCCGGGCATTCGTTCGCGAACCCGTGGCGAGTTTGTCATTGGTCTGATATCGCATCGATTTACGAATCGCCCGTGCGAAGCTTGATTGCTGATCCTGCCAAGACCTGTCCTGGATGCGTGTTCCATCAAAGCAATACGATTCTGGAAGGCGTCGTCAACGGCTCGGCGGATATCACGCCGCCAGCGGAGACGCCAACTCATGCAAATTTTGTTTGACCTGTAACTTTTTTTTTGGAGAGACAATGAAGAAAAAACATGAAGATCGGGAGTGGTTGGAACCTGCTAATGAAAGTGAAGATGAATGATGAAAAAATACGAAGTGCTTTTTACTTCCGGATACCAGCACACGATAGAGATTGCCGACGACGCAAATCCAATTGGTTATATTGTTGCGTACAAGTCAGGAAACAAGTCCACTGGAAGTTGGCTAATTCCAGAAGACCAATCGTTCGCCATTAATCTCGACTTCGTTGAAGGAATCATTGCTATAAAGGAATCTTGATGCGTATCGTCTTCTTCGACCTGGAAACCGGCGGCTTGATACCAGAAGTTCATCCCATCACGCAAATCGCGGCGATTGCCGTCGATGAGCAATTGAAAGAACTGGAAGCTTTTGAGTGTAAGTTGACATTCAAAGAGGATATGTGCGAAGACAACGCATTGAAGATGAACGGTTATGACTTGGACGTGTGGAACAAAGAAGCTATCGCTCCACTCCAAGCGTGCGGGCAGTTTGGCCGGTTCTTGAGCAAGTACGCCGATATCGAACGTAAGAGTGAACGAACGGGAAATCCATACAGGGTAGCTCAACTCGCCGGGTACAATGCGGTAACGTTTGATGGACCGTTCATCCAGAAATTCTTCAAGAACGAGCGTGCGTTTCTGCCAGCGTCGTATCGGATTATGGACGTGTATCAGCGGGCGATTTTTCACTTTTACGAGCTTGGTGTTACGCTCGGATCACTCAAACTTGAATCGGTTGCTGAGCATTTCGGCATCAAGATTGAGAAGGCCCATGATGCGTTGCATGATGTAAGAGCGACGATTGCGGTTTATAAGGCGATACTTGAATCAGGGATGCCCATCAAATGATGCACGACTCCCACGAATGGCAATCCCTGAACTTCAACGGCTCAATCGTTCGGTCATGCAAATGGTGCTTTACGCCGGACAATGGGCCGGACGCGAAAGAACCGTGCTCGGGGAGGTCCAAGATAGAGAAGGAAGTGATTCAACTGGCGAGCAAAGTGCCAGTTGCTTTGCCAAACGGCATTGTCGTGACCAAGATGAATAATGTCGCCGATTTGGTTCGTTCGCTCAACGTTGTTGAGATTGAAAGACTGATCGCGGAGCACGAAGGCGAAGTCGCTGGGTTGAAAGTGCTGCTGGCGGCGGCGAAGGCGAGGGATAAAGTAATTTAACTTAATTCCTAGAATCTCTATTGACAATTCGCGGAACGCCGCTTACCATATCTCCATGCAAGCAAAACGAGACAAAGATCAAGTCGGTTCCAACTGGATGGCCGCGAAAGGCTACAAGCAAGTTAGCCTGTACTTCACGACCGACCAAATCGACAAGATCGACCGGCTTGCGAAGGTGAAGCGATGCAAGCGGTCGCAATTGGTTTTGACCATGTTTCTTGATGCTCTGGACAAAAAGAAATGATGCCGGAAAGACTAGCTGTTGTCTTGGATGAAATAAACTTAGCTGCCAACGAAAGCAGATTAGTAAGTATGACGATTAACCGATCGAAAGACATTAGCGGAACTAACGAAATACTTACGGTGGCATTGTCGATACGTAAAAATAAGCTTTCGGATGTCGCCGCCCTCATTCAAGAATGCCGCTCCATCGACTTGCGGGAAAGTTTGAAGGTTGCGTCCCAGGGAGATGCGAAGTGAGTGAACCGAGAAAATACGCCAAAGACATTATGCGTCGTATTATTGCACAGTGCAGGTTGGGGCGTTGCGTTGATCCGAAAATTGGAGAAAGTGCCGTGATAACAGCAAAATTGAAAAGGTCAATCGTATTTAAGCGTTTCAAGCCAACGTGTCTTGAACCCATGCCAAACGTAAAAATCTCTAGCCTGTCCGATTGGTTTACCGTAAGCATGCTTAACGATGCGGCGACTTTCTGCATTGCTGACGCTGTATTGTGCGGACCCGTTGGAGAAACTGTTTTTATTGTTGCAAAAGCGTTGAAGATTAACTTCGCGGAAGCTGATCTTTTCCTAGTACGATTAGCGACTGGAGAATTTTCATTCGTTAGGAGTTCAGACCTAGACATTCCAGGTTACAAGCCGGAACAAAATACGTTAAATTCGTGCAAGGATGCGGAGTACATACATGAAACTGAGGATGAGTTGCCTGTGCCTGTTTATGTGCCGAAACAATAGTGGACTGCAAAAGGAGTTATTATGGCTGATTATCCACCGAAAATAGTCAAGGCGGCACGAGATGCACGAGATGCCCACCCTGACGATATTCCAGCGGCTGTTGCTGAAGCGGAAGCAGCAATACGAAAGATGCCGGAATTCGCTTCTCTGGTTGAGAAACTCATTACGCACTCAATCCGTGAGCTTGTCTACAGCGCCAGGCACGAATGGAATGAGAATTTCAAGAAAGACAACGGGTTCTATTCAACCAACAAATCGAGGCCGATTGAAGGTTGCGTCAACGAAGCGTACGCATCAGTTTACCTCTACAAGGTCGGCGGGTCGATCCTTGGCAAACTGACTGGCGAAGATGCTCTTAGGATAGCAACGAGCGAACTGACTATTGCGAATGGTCATTTGTTCAACCATCGCCTTTTGTCTTTTCTTGGCGGAGTTGTTCCTGCTGAGAAACGTGTTGAGGAAGTGCTGAGCGAGAAGAAGCTCAAGAAAGAGTTTGATCGCATCCGCAACGAAATGAATTTCGGATGACACGGAGAAACGTCCCGCGAATACTGGCGTGTAACCGATCACTTGATTGCGGGACTTAATCAATGGTGGCGATTTCGTGTATGTAACCGAAAGCCGAGTTGCCGCCTATTGTATTTGCCAGCGAGCGGGCCTTTGCAACCGAAAGTCGTTATGCTGGCATCAAACCAAGGCGTCGCAACGCACCGTGTAACCGAATGCTTGATTGACGCATTTTTAGACGGGGAAAAAATGACAACAGCAAAAATCTCTGCGGACCTGCAATCTCTACAGCGTGAGCGAAGCATCATCCTCAAGTCTCGCAACATGCAGGCTAATCGACTGCAAGCCGTAGTTGCGGGCACACTCGGCTACCATAGCGGAATGCCAAAAAAAGAGCGAATGAAGAAGTTTAAGGAAGCTGCCGACGTTATCAGTGCTGTTGCCAATGATGAAGCGAGCCACAAGCTTAGACTAGTCATCAAGACTACCTTGATCGGCATTGACGCCTTTGAGGAAATCAAGAAGAGTATCGAGAAAAGCATGGTCTCGCGTGCCAAGAAATTGCCGGTCGCAGAGTGGGTTCATCGGCCAGAGCAACGGGGATTCGGCTTGCTGTTCCTTGCTATCGTCATTGGCGAAACCGGCGATCTTTCCGGCTATGCCAATCCTGCAAAAGTCTGGCGTCGGCTCGGATGTGCTCCGCACTCATTTGACGGAAAGACGCTGATGGGTGCAACGTGGCGATCAAAGAAAGAAGGCAAGTTGCCATCATCCGAATGGAAGCAATTTGGTTATTCCCCGCGTCGGCGATCAATCGCATTCTTGATCGGAGAAGGCATCGTTAAGCAAAATACCGTGAGCGATAACAGCGAGAGCTCCTGTGAAATCGAGACTTCTTTTGCTGGGCCTTATCGCTCACGGTATGATTCAGCGAAAGCAGCGGCTCAAGTCAATCACCCGGATTGGAAACCGCTTCGTTGTCATCGGCACGCCATGCTGTTGGCGACAAAGATGCTGCTCAAGCATCTTTGGATTGAGTGGAATGGTGGAAGTCATGAGTACGCTTATTGCGGCGATTTGGGCAATGTAACCGAATGCGTCATTGCCGCATGAAATATTGCCAGCGACCATAGGCTTGCAACCGAGTGCCGATGTGCTGGCAATTAAACTAACGGCAGCGAGAGAGTTGATGCAACCGATGCTGGTTTTGCTGCCTGTTTTTAGAAGGGAGGTTTAACCAACTATGAATCCTATACACGTTCTAATCCGAATGCATCCAGGATACGGGTTGGGTTGAATGGAGATAACGTCCAATTCGCCGCCGTCCTACGTCATTTGCGAAAGCATCGCCCAAACTGGATCATCGATTACGTCAGCGACAAGCCGCACGCGGCTTTCGGACTTGTCAGGAACGCGGTCAATTATAACGACTCGCTGCCAGCGACGAATTATGATCGCGAGATTGAAATTCGTTTATTCGATACGTTCATGGCGTTCCCAAACAAGCCCAACACGCGAGTGACAAGTTGCCTGCACGAACGGTTTGGGATGGAGTGGGATGCTGAATGTGGGCGATACGAAATCAACATAACCGAAGAAGCTAAAGAGAAAGTATTTGATACTTTTTTCGCATATCAATGGTCTAAGGATGATTATAAACGAAAAGGCCGCGTCGCCATCCAATACGAAGGCGACAGCAGCCCTGACAAAAAGAATCTGACTAGGCATCAAGCCGCCGAGATATGCGATGCTGTTCTTTCGCTAAACCGCATTCCGCTCCTACTTGACTGGCGAAGCAAGAGCACGTTGCCAGATGGGAAGTACATTCACACGACTGGACGCCTTGCATGCTCTGAGGAATGGGGCCGCGACGCCCAGATGAACGCAGCGATCATTAGCCAGTGCGAAGCGTTCGTCGGCATCGATAGCGGTCCTGGGAAGTGTGCGAGTGCAACCGAAACGCCGACGCTAATTTGTTGGACAGGACATCATCCTGCGTTGTTCCATGACCCCGCACCGAACACGACGCATCTTGTGCCGGCGAACCATCGCGAAATGGATTTGCTTCGTGGCAACGCGGCGGTTGCTGATTGGTTTGAGGCGAACTACTTTTGGCGGACGTATTCGGATGATGGGGATTTGGTGCGGAGCGTGAAGGCGTGGTTAGGGGATGTTTTGCAATGAACGATGCCATTCATCCGAAACACTACAAGGAACATCCGAGCGGTGTTGAGTGTATCGACATAGCCGAGCATTTCGGGTTCAATCTTGGCAACGCGATTAAATATATTTGGCGTGCTGGATTAAAAGGGGACTCGTTGGAAGACTTGAAAAAGGCCGAATGGTATCTTAAAAGGCAAATCAAGAACATTGAAGGAATAAAATGCGAACAAAAGTCCTCGATCACGGATACCTTGAATTCATCGAAGGATGGGGCAGCGACATGAGCATCATCGAAGCGGCTCGCATGTCAACAGACAAGGGGTTCGTTTCCTGGGAACCATACGAAGGGCATCCAAAAGGCGATCAAGGATTGCTTGAGTACCTTTACACAAACAAACACGCAACGCCGTTTGAAATGGCAGGCATGGTAATCGAGGTGCAAGCCCCGATTGTTGTATTCAGGGAATGGCACAGGCATAGAACTCAATCTTATAACGAAATGTCTGCGCGTTACACTCCATTGCCATACGCCAATTATATGCCAACCGTTGAGCGTTGCCTTTCGGTTAGCGGCACGAACAAACAGGCAGGAGCTATCAAAGGTTCCGACTTGATAACTCACGAAGCAGCACTCGCTTGGTTATGCGAACTTGCTGACTTGTATGAACACGCCGAGCGAGTGTATCGAAGCGGTTTGCGACGCGGCATTCCGAAAGAAGTAGCTCGTCTGCCTGTCCCAGTTGGTCGATACAGTCGAATGCGTGCATGTACCAATCTTCGCAACTGGCTTGCGTTTCTTACGCTTCGCATGGATGAAAAAGCTCAATGGGAAATACGGCAATTTGCCAATGAGATTGGCAAGATTATCTCGGAAAAGTTTCCACGAACATGGGGGTTATTCAAGCTATGATAAAAATCAGTGTTAACGAAAATAAAAAACTTAAAAAAGACACGCCAATGCAAGGAACATGTCCGACGTGTTACACGGATATTTATTGCCTGTACGAGGATGTAGAATACCACAAAGAATCAACTTTCTTGATTCAATGTCCGGTATGTAAAAAAACGCAGTTTATTAGTTTGCACAGGACTGATCTATGAACGCAATCGACCGACTAATTGAAGCAGATCGGAAAACGCCGAAACGCATCGGAGTTTTCGGCGATTCTATGACCGACATCTACGCTCATGGCCGCATGGAAATCGGCCAAGAGGACACGCCAAAGTTTATCGAAGAACGTTTGGTATGCTGTCCAGGCGGAGCGTCGAATGCCGCTCGTCAACTTTATCAGTGGAACTCCAAAGCGGTCATGCTTGGACCGGAGACGGAGTACGGAATTAAAAAGACTCGATTCGTCGTCAACGGCAAGACGGTATTTCGGCATGATGATGATGGTTGCCTTTACGGCGAAAATGACTTAGAAAGACATCGTGAGTTAGCGTTGCAGGAGTTGGAAGAACATCCTTGCGACGGGATACTTATTTCCGATTATGATAAGTATTTCCTTACGCCGCATTTCATCCGCCAAATCATCGACTACGCTAATGAACGCGGCATTCCTTGCGTTGCGGATGCGAAGCGAGAGCCAAAGCTGTATCGAGGGGCAATCATAAAGTGCAATGCTGACTATAACCGCAAGTATGATAAGTGGTGGGAAAAAAGAGACATGCCAGCCGTTCTGACGCTTGGTCATTCGCAATGCGTTGTATTAAACGAGGAATACGACAATTCAAAACTTTGCGGCCAAACTAAACCTGTCGAATGCGTTTCGCACGTCGGAGCCGGCGATTGCTTCGCTGCCCATCTGACACTAGCACTCGCTCACGACTTCTCACTGGAAGACGCCGCAACCATCGCTCATTCCGCTGGCCGCGTCTACGTGCAATTCGCCCACAATAGGCCACCGTGGCCTCACGAAATTCGCCGCGATATCGATCCTTGCCAGGGAAAGATCATTCAATTTCTGGGTCTTACCGCTCTGCGTGAGAGCATCCCCGGCAAGATCGTTTTTGCAAACGGTTGCTTCGATCTGTTCGGACCGCATCATCTTCATTTGCTCAATGAAGCCAAGAAGCATGGCGATGCGTTAGTCGTCGGCGTCAACTCCGACGAAAGCGTTCGCCATCTCAAGGGGATGGGGAGGCCGGTTATCCCGCACGAGCAACGAGCAATGCTGATTGCCGGTCTGGAAGCGGTTGACTGGGTGGTTGTGTTCGATGAGGATACGCCAGCGAAAGTAATGGAGCAGTTGAAGCCAGACATTCGCGTTGTTGCTGATTTGGGACGAAACTTCGATGGCGATCAATTCGCCAAGGAAGTCGTGAAAATTGCTCCGCTCGAAGGATGGAGCACGACATCTACGGTCACTAAGATTATGAGGATGCCGTCATAATCTTCGTGTTAAATTACTTATTTTTTTTGTGAGATGCCATCAAAGCTGGAAAATCTTCAGCTTCAAAAGCATCAGGGTTTCCTAAAGCATCTTTGATTAGTTCGGTGACGTCTCTAAACGTATAGTTTGGTCCATCGATAAGGTTGGTTATTTCAGAAATCGCTTCTGGGGTGAGTTTGCCGGACATTTTTTCTTCAGCTTGCTTTCGCCACGCAACAAGACTATCGTTATGTTCTTGTTTTTCAATTTCATTGATTTTTTTTCTGGTTTCTCTGTCAAACTCCTTGTCTGCTTCGTAAGCAAGGTTGTGAACGTTTTCGTTTCCCCTCAGCGACTTGATTAACATTTCCTTTCTCTTACGTCGCGATTCTTTTTCAGTGGCTGTCCTTGCCGTCATCTGGTAAGAGTATCCGCCATGATCGTCAGATCGGCGATTGACACTTGTAACTACGTAGTAGTCTCCGTCATGAATAATTACGCTTCCAGTCGTATAATCATCAACCTTGCTTGACGAGGTGTTTCTGACTATTTTTTTTGTTTCCATTTTCGTCCCTTTCGCATCTTCATTCCCGGCAGTCTCTTTCGCTGCCGTCCCTTCTATATTAGCATCCTTCCTAGAGTTGTCAACATTCTTCATTTTCGTCCCTTTCGCATCTTCATTCCCGGCAGTCTCTTTCGCTGCCGTCCCTTCTATATTAGCATCCTTCCTAGAGTTGTCAACAGTATTTTTTACTGATTCTTCGGATTTCTTGTTTTTCATGAACGCAGGCATCCGATTCCCCTCTTCCTTCTCGCGTATCGGCTCGCCACGATTCTTTCCTTCGTCAAACCGCTTCTTTACGTCCTTCACGTTCGTGCCTTTCAGCCGCCCTTTGATAATCTTCCCATCGCCATCAATCTGCACGCGGAAGCCGCCGACATGCTTCCCCTTATTGACTTCTGACTTGCCGCCAATCGTGATCCACTTGCCGCTCTCGTCGGACAGGCATGCGTTCACGAACCGATCAATCAGCGGCGACGGCTCGCCACTGAGCGACAAGGATACGCCGATATCATCGGCTAATCGATCAACGAAATCGTCAACAATATTATTAATGCTTCGGAGCATCCGGATAAACCTCTGGCCAAAGAGGACCACGCAAAATCTGCGTCCTGAACCCTTCCCGATCTTGATCGCGGAAATCTTGCCGCCAGCAAACGCCGTCGATCTGCGAGCCGGGGAAGAACGGCAAGATGCCTGTGTAGGTGCGATTAAGATATCCGGAAGTCCGCGAATAAATATCGTCAAAGTATTGTTGCACCCGCTCCGTCGCAATCGCCGTCGCCTCAATCACGTCGGCAGCGAGTGGGTTGCCATCCACGTCAAAACGGATCGGATAATCATCGAACATGCCATGCGTGCCAACCGCCCCGGCAAACGATGAGGGAGCGGCAACGGCGATCGGATAAACAGAGTTCGTAGCCCACTGCCCGCTATCGCGACGAATAGTCTCTTCCGTGCCGTAATACTGATTGACGCGGCGAAAGTAAACGATGACTATGCCAGGGACGCGACCCGATCCAATATCGATCCAATTCAGGTCATCCTCCAACTTGTTCGCCTTGAGATATTTCGCCGTCAACGCATCGAAATTAGCGTCGTCATCACCGTTCTCAACGATGCCATACGGCGTAAGCGAAGTCGGATCAACCGAAACACTCATCCCGACGTGATAGAGCATATCGCAAAGCCTGGGCCAACCGTGCACGCCAGGCAAGTTCCAATTCGTCGGAATACTCGCCGGAGCACTCGGAAGCCCTGGAAACGATCCTAGGCCCAGCAATGACCACATGTCAGCGACCATTGTTTGCCAAGAAAATGGCGAACCGGCGTTAAGGCTATCGGCGTAGTGAAGGTCTGGGTAAGCTGGCGAAAGGACGTTGTAATAGCTTTCAACGGGGAATTGAAACCACTGATTCCAAAGGATGCCGCGCAGGTCGGTTAGCTCGACCAGATAGATAGCCGCCGGATCGTCGATGATGCCGGTCGTTACGCACTTGGCTTGCACGATGGAGAGGTTTTGAAAAGTGAGGTTCGTTCCATCCAAGACATCAGCGAAATTAAGCGTATAGTTCGTGCCATACCCTCGCACGAGATCGTAATCGCCGCGAGTGAGCAAGATCCATCCTCGCGTCGGGAATCGACCGAGCGGGCAATAGAGGCTGTTCGCAAGCTCAAGCTGAGGGATCATGTCGCGACGAAATCGCTGACGATAGCGACGAGCATCGCGAGGATCGATCAGCTTGACTTGCGTCTTGGTTGTGCCGAAGGTGTTTGGCATCTTAGTAATTTTCTTCTGGTTCCGCTGTCAAATCGCTATCTCGCGAATCAATCCAAAATTTCGCAGCGGTTTTCGACAAAACATCAGACAGTGTTTTTTTCAACTGAGACACGCGAACATCGTATCTTTTTCGTTGATTTTCGCTAGTTATCGTGACGAGTTGCATTTCGCGAGACACGATGTTTCTCGTCAGATGTTCAAGCTTGGTGTCGCGAATTTTATTTGCCCAAGACACCTGCTTTTCAGACCCTTCCAACTTTGGCAAAGATTTCATTATCTCGCCATACGACTTATCTTGGCGGAATTTAATTTCTTGGTTAGGAGTCATGTTGGCGGTTTCCATTTTCGTCCCTTTCGCATCATCATTCCCGGCAGTCTCTTTCGCTGCCGTCCCTTCTATATTAGCATCCTTCCTAGAATTGTCAACAGTATTTTTTACATTTTTCATAAAATGAGGAATGTTGCTGGTTTCTTGCTTATCGCGTATCGGCGTACCGCGATTCTTACCCTCGTCAAACCGCTTCTTTACGTCCTTAACGTTCGTCCCTTTCAACCGCCCCTTGATAATCTTTCCGTCGCCGTTAATCTGCACGCGAAAGCCGCCGACATGCTTCCCCTTATCGCCTTCCGATTTCCCGCCAATCGTGATCCACTTGCCATCTTCGTCAGACAGACATGCGTTCACGAACCGATCAATCAGCGGCGACGGCTCGCCACTGAGCGACAAGGATACGCCGATATCATCGGCTAATCGATCAACGAAATCGTCAACAATATTGAACATCACGCCCCCGAAACGGACTTGTAAACCGGAAACGGTATCGGAGCTGATTCCAGCACGACGCTGCCCACAACCACCTTGTACGAGCGATACCACTGAGCGAACTGACTGCCGCTTTCACCGACGATAGTAAAGAGCGACGTTAAATTTTGGTAGAGTGCTTTCCCGTTTGTCGGAGTGGGAATCACCATCGTGAACGTGTAAACGTTGCCGTTCGGGTCAAGGAAATTGACCGTTGCCGTTGCTCCGGTCAAATCGTAGATTGCCCCGTCCTTGAGAAAGGTAGGTGACCACAGGTACGTACTGCCGACAACGACTGGGCCAACGGCCATAACTCACCCCGCGTAAGGTATTTGCTCGTCTTGAGTATAATTATAGTTCGGCGTCTCGTCAATTTCATAATCAAAATCGACCGGGCAACCATCCGTGAAGCCGAAATTGATGAAATCGGCAATTATTGCGGCCGTGCCGACGAACGGTGTTATTGAGGATGAACCGATAGGGAAGAACGAAGACGAGACGACTGGCGTGAAGGACGACGATCCAATTGGCGGCGTAAAGGACGACGACGCGGGCGGAACAACTGATGGTGATGCCGACGGACCCAACGATTGCGGAGATGACACTGACGAAAAAACAGGCGACGTTCTTCCTGATGAAGACGACTGAAACGGCGTAAAAGATGATGATTGAATTGGCGAAACAGATGAAGTCTTTAAACTTGGCGATGTTGACAATGCCGACGAAGGACCGATCGACGATATGCCAGAGGATGAATGAATTTGGCTTGTTGACGGGCTTGCTGACGCCAAAGCGGACGCTGACGGGCTAGCGGACGCTGATGGTTTGACCGATACCGATACGACCGTTGACGCTGACGGGCTTACCGATACCGATGGGCTTGCAACGTTCACCGAAGTTGATGGGCTTGCTGACGCCGATGGGCTTGCTGACGCCGATGGGCTTGCCGAAACAACTATTGAAACTGATGGCGACGAAGAAAACACCGTAATCGATGATGACGAACGAACGGACACCGAAGGAGAGATGCTCGATGGAATAATCGACAAGGAAGACAGAACGGAAGAATGTACTGAAATTGATGGCGACGGAGATAACGACGCCGACGGAGATAACGACGCCGACGGAGATAACGACGCCGACGGAGATAACGACGCCGACCTTGATGGCGAAACAAAAATTGACGGAGACGCTGACGGCGAAATCGACGCTGATGGCGATGGCGAAACAAAAAGTGACGGCGAAAGTGACGGCGAAAGTGACGGCGAAAGTGACGGCGAAAGTGACGGCGAAAGTGACGGCGAAAGTGACGGCGAAAGTGACGGCGAAAGTGACGCCGATTGAACACTTGGAGAAATCGATAATACACTCGACGGTAAAACCGACGAACTTGAAGGAACAATCGATGATTGTATGGAAGGAACAATCGACAGAGACGATAGTTTAATCGAAAGCGACGAAGGGGATACTGACGATGGCAAAGCAGACATAGAAGAAGGACGGATCGATGAAGATAATACGCCAGATGAAGCCGATGAACCTGGACTAACGGCATCTGTTTGGAATGCCACATCATTGCCAGCACCAGTAGGCAGTGTAGTGGGATTTGCTACCTTCGTGCCAAACCCTAATCCACTCCAAGGATAAGCAGCAACCCAAGGGCTAGACTCTACTCCAGTTATCGCAATCGCATCGCTAGCTGCCTTGAAATTAACTCTACCTTGCTGAGATGGCGGAAGCGTCAAAGGATTCGAGAACTTCGTCCCAAAGACCCCTGTCCACGGATAAGTAGAGACATAAGGCGAACCGTAATGGGAAACGGCTATGGCGTTTCCGTTAGGAGAAAATGCTACACCGCCACCGTAGCCGGCAGGGAGGGTTCCAGGGTTTGATACCTTGCTGCCAAAACCGCCGCTGCTCCAGGGATAAACCTGAATTCGCGGTGAATTGTTAGAAGCGATGGCGACAAATCCTAAACCGCCGAACGCCAAGCCGTGCGGACCATATCCAGCAGAATCGGCCGGCAACGTTCCTGGGTTGGAAAATTTAGTCCCGAACGCCCCTGTCCAAGGATAAGCGGTAACCCACGGGCTGTTGACATGTACGATAGCTACTTCAGTGCCAGCAGGAGAAAAAGCAACCTGACCTCCAGGTCCGGTAGGCAAAGTAAGTGGATTGCTCACCTTGGTTCCAAACCCAGAACCACTCCACGGGTAGACTAATATGAATGGGGTCGCTCCCGAGGCGACGGCGATAGCATTACTTGTTGGGGTAAAACCAACTCCCCCAAAATTAGAACCTCCTACGGGTAGTGTTCCAGGATTGGAAAACTTCGAGCCAAATCCTGTGCCACTATTCCAAGGATACGCAACTATATAGGGTGATTGACCAGAAGAGATAGCGACATTTGCATTGTCGCCTGAGAATCTTATTCCTATGCCATTACCACCAACGTTGATTCCTGGATTAGAAAACTTCGTACCAAAAACGCCAGTCCAAGGATAAGCGGAAATGTAAGGAGGACTATTGTGAGCAACAGCGATTGAGGTAGCCATAAATCAACCTTACTTCGTTGCCGCAACACGAGTAATCGCCGCTATGCGACGATCTCCTTCAGGTAACTGATCTAGCAGCGTGTTGTAAACCTGAAGCGTCTTGTCCTGTTCGATCCCAGTCGTCGCTAAAAGTAATTGCACTCTGTCGCGAAATTGCAGTTTTGTCACCATCGCAAAATCGTCTGGATTCGTCAATGATTTTGCCAAGTCCTCGCCGACGATATTTTGATAGCGAATCAAATTGTTTGGCCAAAGAACTGGCAACGCAACAACATCAGGACTGGCCAGTATGGCCAGGTAATTTTGCTTGTTTAGTTCATAATTTGCGTATTCATGCTCCCGCCCGCGAAGTGCTTTCGCGACGATATCGTCTTGTTGGTCTTGGGTCAAAAACAAGTAGGCCATAGTAGATTCCTTTAAGCGTTCATGGCGGCATTGATATCGTCAATCGTTAACGACGAGTATCCAAAAGACGATGCGTCTGATTGCAAGACCTCAATCCTCCCACTTGCAACCACTACATCAATCGTTGCTTGAGACATCAGACTATCGGACACAAGTTGAGCAAATATTTCAATCATGATCGGGGACGTTACATCAACCACGCTGCTATCTGGAGCGGATTGGAGCAACGCAATCGTCGGTCCCCACTTCGCTACAAGATCAGGTTTTGATCCAACCGCCAAAACGGCTGGAGCGATCAATAGCATGAATGATGCTTTGCTGAGCGGTGCCGGAGTAAATACTGGGGGGGACTGGCTTTTCTGAGCATTCATTGCGGCAAGCACATCCGTCGCCGATTGTCCAGGATACTTGTTGGCAATCATCGCCTTTATCGCCTGTAACGTGTTTTTGCTTGGGATCATGATGCTTCTCAAATAGATAAAGTAGCCATCGGTGTATAATGTTCGCGTGCAAGATACTTCTTACTGGCCAATTCCTGAATGAACGGAAAGGCGTTACTAATCGCATCGGCTAGAACGTCAGGAATAATCCCGTTCCAAGAATAGCCGCAATCAGGTTCCACGCTCTTCCTTACCGTATGAAGTTGCATTCCATAAACGGTATCGTCCTCTTGCGTTACCTGTTCCACATTGAACGGATTGCAAACGAACGGTTCAATACCACACTCGAAGCATACACGTTCAATCGTCTTTACGGGATGATGCGTCAATTCCCAGTATGGCACGACAACTAAGCGATCCCCCAATCCCCTCTCAAATGCGTCCGCAATACAGTGTGCCATATAGCCAACCGTCTTTTCAATAGCTAACAATCGCTCAGCACGACCTTGAACCGTCAAACGCTGAAAACTTTCTGGTCCTTGCACCGCATGATCGGTCAAGGATGATTTACGGAAAATCTTCTCGAAACTGGCAATAATATCCCGAATGTCGCGAATAGGGACGATAACCTTGACCGGACGTTCAAGAACTTGTTCGATCAATTCAAGGTTGGACAGCCAACCACGACTCTTATCAAACACAATTTTTCCAGCGTTGAATTCCATCTCGTAAAAGCCAAAAACCATATTACGCATCATCGCTTTAATTCGCGGCTCTATTTTGGCAAGCCCTTGTGCAACGAATCCGGTGCATGTCATCCATCGGTCACGAACCACCATCAGCATATCGATTAGGTCATTCGTGCTTGTGCAATGATGGTTCGGATGCTGGGCTAGCAAGTTTTGCAATAGCGTACTGCCTGACCTTGGCATGCCGCTGCTCAAGACGATGTTCACTTATAGTTTCCCCAACACTGGTTTAGGCTTGTATTCTTCGGGCAAATCTTCAATGTCAACCGGGCTTACGCTTAAACTTAGGAATCGCCATCGGCTCACAAGACAACTGAATCGACAACGGCATACCAGACAGCGAACGCTGAAAACCCGCTGGCGGTCGAAACGATGGCATCGCTACAAATGCTGGAGGAGATGGTTCGACGCCAGTTTCGAGCCATTGCTTTGCTTCTTCAATGCCTTTACTCGCCGCCATTCGCACAGTCATCGGCACCCATGAACATCTATCGCACCAATCCCAAGGCGGTCTAAACATCAAGAACACCGGATCATTGATTCGATAAATATTGGTTCCTTGAATTCCCAAAGATTCCAAAGCAAGATGATTGTGACGGACACGATCATCTCTTATCGCTTCGTAGGAAGCGTATGGAAATCCACTCTTGACGAATGGATGTTGCAGCACAGCCATTTGGCCGTCTGAAAATCCTACTTGCACATTGGTTCTTAGGACCGTTTCCATATGCCAATCCGACATGAACGTCCCTTCATCCACCGCCGCAAGCACCCTCTCCCGAAACGTCTGAACATCGATCCCATCGCGAACAACCTCACTCATCACCGTGCGAATCTTGTCAATCGTATCCAAACACTCAACATGAGCGACCGTAAACGCTTTCTGCCGAGCCGCCGCGTCAAGCGAATCGAACTGAGCACGAGTCATCACGTTCTTCGCTGCAAGCGACCGTGCCGCCTCATCAATGATCGGATAATGAATCCGCTCCGGCGTTCCTTCGGGAGACGCTGGCACGAACGGCGTCGGCGGGATGTTGCCGCCTTGCTGATGGGCCTGGATGCCTTGCCGAACGAACGTCTGCTGATCGCCGGGGAGCTTGTATATCTCCGCTTCACGCTCAAGCGTTGGCAACACGCGAAGCTTGTCGAGGAGTTCGACCGCCTTGACCGGTTCAAGCGTTGCGGGCGGAAGTGCCGCTCCTGGGAACATCGGGACTGTCGGGATCTTCTTGGCGACTTCCCTTGCACCTTCAAGGAGAGATGCTAATTGCGTTGTCGTGAGAATGTCGGCCAATTGAGTGCGATATTTTCGGATAAACGCTTCCAACGCTCGCGACAACTCGATTGGGTCTTCGGTTTTGAGTGACTTTTCGAGGTCAATGCGGGCGGAGGCGTTCATCTTTTTTACAGCGGCGATGCTTTTGTTTAAGATGCCTTGGGCTTTGCGGTTAAATATGTCGTGAGCAAATGCAATCGACAACGATTTGCTTTTAGCAAACAGTACTTCAGCGTCGTCTTTTGACGGCTTAGATTCATCTTTAGGATGAGATGGAAATGACGCTCCTTGGAACATCTGAGCCAATAATGCATCAATTGCTAATTTCGCTTTTTTTGTTTGCTTTATAACATTGATGTTTTTAGCTCCACTTTCTATTGCTCCAAGCAAAGAATGCGTGCCGTCAAGTATATATAGCTGCCCGGTTTTATCAGGAACCAACAAAACGTCATTGAATTTTCCGCTAGCGGATTTTCTTTTCACTTCGTCTTGGTCAGGAGGTTTTACTGTTTTTATTCTTCCTGATTCAAGATCTTTTTTTAACGCATCAACGTTAATACTGGTTTTTTCATAAGTGCCGCTGACTCCGAAGTGTTCTATAAATTTTTTCCGTGCCTCTTCTTTGTCTACATCTGGAGGTAATTGATTGTTTGGTGAATTAAAAACTATATCGGCAACCTGGGAAGGTGTAATGCCGCTAGTTTGCTGAGAAGTATCACCACTTGGCGATTCTTTATTTCGCCGAAGAGAAGATTTTTTGCCAATTACTTTCTGCGAAGATGGACTAGGCTTTAATTCACCTAATTTGTTAATAAACACATGCTGCCCATCTTCTTTTGTAACCCAATGTCCATTATCATCCTCAATCGCCAGCGGCACCGATTGCACACTGAATGCCAAATCCGCCGCCCGAACCGCTTCGTCAACGTCTTGAGTTTGGTCAAGACAGCGAGCGAGCAGCGTGTTGTACCACTTGGCTTGCTGATGAGCAGTCAGTTCCGTAGTAACCGTGTCGTTCACGCCGCCAACGCCTTTCTTGCTATGTCTCGCATGCGATCCGTAATAAGCGATTGATGAGAAAACATCGCTTGATTCTGCTGTCCGCCCCCACCACGCCGCGTTTCCCATGCTCGCTTAGCGGCTTCCGACCGATCCGGATCAGGTCCGCCGTCCTGTTGTCCTTGTTGACCGCCTTGAGCGGCTTTTGTTCTCGTCTTAATGAGCGACTTCACCTGAACGTTAAACCTTACCTTCCCGAAATTCCACAACACAAGCGGACGCAATACCTGATGAATAAACATTCGCAGCATCGCATCCGCAATCTGCTGCTGATTCGCAAGGAACGCTTCTAAGGGGATACGTCGGCCACTGTACCCACTTCCCGAATCAGCAGCTTGAATCAATTCGGGAGGCACGCCGATCCCTGCCGTAATCTGATCGCGAAGATACTTCACGTAATCGATCAAGCCGTTGATGCCTTGCAAGACCTGCGTCGGCATCACGAGATCGTAAAGATAATTCCCGTCGCCGTCACGCTTGCTCGGCAACCCAATTGCCGCCCCTGCCTTCGCCTGCTCACAAATTTGCCGCATAATATCGCGAGCATACCGACGCGGTTTTCCGTCCGCTCCTACCGTCGTGTTCGGCACGCCTTGCGGCCCGATTAAATCTTCATCGGGATAGCGACCTAGCGGACCTTGATAACCAGCTCGATACACCGCCCCATCAATCACGCTCTCAGCACCATCCTTGAACGCCAGACGCCGCCATGGACGCCACGCTGCATAAAGCTGGCTCTGACCATAAAACGAGTTGTAGCGTGGCTGGTGAGCGTACCAGATGCCCTTTGCCGGCACGTTCTCGCCCGCCATCCAAAGATCAATTGGCTTCGTCGATTGTTGAACGTTCTTGACGCGAACGCCGACCGGCTGAAAATCTTGCGTCAATAGGTACGTATCGCGCGGCGAGAATGTATAAAGATTTTCCCATTTGAGAACTCCATCGCAATCGTCGTAAATTTGCTCCGAGCCGATCCATCCGTATTCATCAGCACGTTGAAGATGAGGTACGCCGCGATCCCAGAAACGCTCGCACTGTTCTTTGATGAATCGCCCGACTTGAGGATTTTCCTGGCAAATCGGCAATCCTTGCTCATCTTCCGGATTATCCGGATTTGGTCCTCCCCAAAATTCCGCCCCTGCAATGCCGCCGCGAAAATAGCCGAGAGCTTGCCGTACATCTGGATGAGTCAGCATATTCTCAATGTCGAAACGCAACGACATGAGAGGCAAGCCGTTGCCGGTAAACATGCCTTCAATCGGCAATTGCGGACGATAACCGGAAGTCAACTGATGCTCTAAATTTTCGAGCGTCTGCTGCGTCTCGGTAGGTGTCGGCTTACCATTTTTCTCTACGGCCATTTCCATTGCTAATCTCGCTACTTGAAAAGCATTGTTGACTGATTCGCCTTCGCGAATGGCGAATTTGAAATACTTTTCGTGGTCAGACAAAATATCATATTTTGATAGCGAAAGTCTTCGCCGTTTTCGCTCATCACGTTTTTTATTAAAATACCAGCTATCGCTATTCATTTGTTGCCAATCGGATTCTGCAATTGAGTTTGTTGCTGCAACGGGTTCGTCGATTGTGCCAGGTCATCCGGCGTACTAAACGGAGCTTGCATCCCATCCGGCAACTTCACGTCTCCAGCAATGTGCTGTGCCAAATTCGATGGCGGCACTTGCTGACTCGTCGGAGGCTCGGCAACAGTATACCACAGCGACCAATATGCATGCCAGAGCGGAAGGCCAGAATAATTACCTACGATCTTGTTCCAGGCATTTTGCGGGTTAGCATCATGCGGAATCGCCTGGACGCCGCCCACCGTCTTCAAACCAGGAATCGGCACTTGCAAACCTATTCGCATCGCCTGCCCGTACAAACGAAACCAGTATACCGAATGAGCCATCCGCTGAATCGTATCAGTGAACTCGTCATTCGATATGATATTGACTCCGCGTCCAGTGATTTTGTCGATGTTCGGATCGCTGATAAAACACGACGCAAGCGTATCAGCGTTGTTGTTTACTTGTGGCAAATGGCGATGCACGACGATGCCGGAATCGAGTATGCAAGCGAGAGCGATATCGTAATACATCCATGACGCGGATGCCTCTTGACTGCCAAGAAGAAACGCTCCTTGCTCAACTGGAGAACCGGGCGGATCGTAATTGGATATTCCCGCTTGAAATTGAGAATTTTCCGGCAAACCATTTGCCTGATTCTCATTGCCGATAACCAAAAATGGCGTTGGCATTATCCACCTCCAAAATCGACAATAACATCCGGATTAACTGGATTCCTCAACCAAGATTGCGCTCCGGAAATGCCACGAATGTTAGTCGCCCATGTATTACCTCCATCCGAAGGAACATACCGCCATAAACCAGAAGCCACGAGGATGCGATCAAAGGTTGTTACGAGTTTCCACGTAGCCGAAAACGTCATTGTTTTCGAGTCAAGGTATAATCCTTCGTCGCCAGAAAACTCAATAAGCCACGCTCGACGCAATGCTAGTGCGTTTTGATTTTGCCTCTCAACAAGACGACGCCACAACGCGACGCCTTGAAACATCGAAATTGTACTTTGAATAAGTCCGGACCCGGCAACATTTCCAAGAGTGTTTAATGCTTGTAACCCTGGATTTTGCGGCCCGTCAGGAGTAGGAATCAACCCTAATCGCGAAGCGTCCATCCGTAATCGCAATAATATTAGAAAAGCCAACCAGGCTTCACGTCTCGCTGCCGTCTTTTTTACTGTATATGTAACTCGTAACGTGCAAAGCCAATTACACAGACCGACTCCGGCCTTCGATGGCCGAAAATTGAAGCTGCCGCGAGCCATCGTCATATCAGCCGGCAATCCTTGCGGCGGCAATTCTTCTGCCGCGAAGCTCCAATTCATCGTTCTTCGATCTTTCGAGACGGTAAATTCTCTTCGCGTAACGCGAAAACGCGTCAAGTCGATTCCGGCAGCAATAATGTTGAGATATTGAGTGCGAAAATTATCAACGGTCGTATCGAAAAAACGATTCGGCTGAAGTGGACGTGTTAGTGGGATCTCCAAAATCCCCTGAATATTCAAGGAACTATACCCATCCTCTCCGTATCCAACACTGACCTCTTCGCAAAATTGCAAAACCGGACTAAAAATTCCGGTGGAAGCTATTTCAGGTACGCACACTTTTACGCGCCATTTGATTTTCGCTGAACGCCCTGCCCCCAATGTTTGCAAATCGAGAACTTCAGGCATCGGCCCCCATGCCGCGTCCTTAACCAATGTGCCAGGGACATTTATTTTCAAATCGATGCCGCGACCACTATAGATCAATATGCCAGCTTGAGCAGTAAGGAGCTGTCGCAACTGCTTCGTAGTGTTCTGCGTTGACGTTGCATTATCTGGAAGCGTAACGAACCCATCAACAACCAAATCGTACTCCATGTATTTGGTCGTCCGCTTCGCATCGTCCTGTATGACTTTGCCATTAATCGACGTCTCGAATAACGGACTGAAAACGCAACCGTTATAACTCAAGATGCCAACAGCAGGTAGAGTCGATGGTCCTGTCGTGAAGTTGTAAGTAGACGGCATATCGTTCCTTACGTTGGCGGCGGCAAATTCAGACCAGGACCATTTACACCAGTCTGCAAATTGATAATTAAATTCGTTGGGTCTTGCGGTTCTTCGCGATTCGCGTCTTCCATCGTGCCGGAAATAAACCTCGCAACTGCAACCAACTGATTCAACGGCGTCGCAATCGCCACAATCGCCGAAGTAACGTCCGCTCCTGCACTCACGGCTTCTCCTAGCAATGTGCCGACAAGCTCGACGATCGGCAAAATCTTGAGCAACACCTTTATTTTAATGTCTTCAAATTTCTGCTGCAACTCCGTTTGCATTTGGATGTACCGAGCAAGTTCCGGGCCTGCTTCCTGAGCACGCCGCAAATCGCCCATCGTTTGGCGTACTTCGGCCATCCCTTGCGCTTGTGCTATCTCTGGGCTGAACTCGCCGTAGCGACTGGCCATGCCGTCAATTGTACCCATTAAGCGGCCAAATGCCGAGACGGTTTCGCCGAGGATCGGATTGAGGACACCTAACGCGTCGCCCATCGCCTCAACTGATTTTGCCGCATTCGGATCAGGATTGATCGCAGCGTTTATCGTGTTGCCAACGCCACGAATCCCACCAACAATAGCATCTTGCACCGCTTGACCAATTTTCAGAGCGATTCTGATTTCTGGAGCGACAGCCATCAATGCGTCAGCCGCTCCGCTATCAGACTTAGCGGCCGGCTCTTTCTTAATTGATGGATATTCTTTCTCCGATACATCTGGCGGAGTCCTTCCTCTGTATGGGGTTGCTGGAGGTGGACCGCTTGCAACGCTACCTCCAGTGGCGTAATGGCCTACCATTCCTCCAGATGCGCAATGCTCCATACCTCCAACATAATAAGGAAGTTTATTGAGATGACTTTCTAGTCTCTTTCTGTTTTCTTGTTTAGCGTATCCTTTCACATCTGTAGTAGCTTTCACTCCAACATCTGATTCAGGATCGTGTTCGTAAATCAATGGTGCCCATGTCCCATATTCTAGGCCAAGCTTTTCAGCAACCTCTTCATGATGGATCAATCCCGTTGTTTCTCTGTTTGCCTTCTCATGATTCTGCCAAGTATAAACATTTCCTCGAAGATCGATAATACCTTTACCATGTTCGTATTTTGAAAAAGAACTGCTGTTTTTTATATCCCTAGCATGTTCATCTAGCGATGGATTAGTTTTTACCGTCAAATCCATCGGTAAACCAGAAACATTTTCAGGGACGCTAACGGTTCTAGCATTCATATCCTCCAATATTGCCCTGTTCTCCGGAACCTGTGCCGCTGCCCGATTGACGATGAACTCGCCTGCCGTCGCCTTGATCGGCACTTCGTCTGCACCTAGCGGCACGCCTGGAGCGGGCGGAATCTCGCCGCCGCTCGCGAAGCCAAGACGGCGTTCCGCTTCGATGCGAACGCTGCTCTTTTGCTTATCCTTGTACATCGCATAAGCATCAAGGGCAGTCCCAATCAATCCGCCAAACGCCCCGCCCAATGTCCCACGCAACTTGAGAGAAACATCTAGCATCGCGTCAAGTGCTGATTCGGTTTTGTGTGCAGTATCATACAGACGGTCATACGTCGCCTTGACCATCTCACGATTAATTTCGGCTTCTCGCTGCTTTTTTGCTTCTTCAACCGGATCGAATTTTTTTTCTGGAGCAGAAGGACGAAGTTTTTCGTATTCAGATTCAATTTCTTTTTTTCTATCTTCCGCCTCAATTCTCTTTCTTGCTTCTAGTGCTGGATCAAACACTTCCTTTGCTGTTGGATTTAATTTTTCGTACTCAGCGTCAATCGCTGCTCGTTTCTTATCAGCATCAAGGCGTTTCTTTGCTTCTTCAACTGGATCGAATGACGGAGTAGGCGGAGTAGGATTTAATTTTTCATACTCAGCGTCAATCGCTGCTCGTTTCTTATCAGCATCAAGGCGTTTCTTTGCTTCTTCAACTGGATTAAACGTTGGCGAAGCTGGAGGAGGATTTAATTTAGCGTATTCCGCATCAACTAATGCTCGCCGCCGATCTGCCTCTAATCGCTTTTTTGCCTCTTCAACAGCATCAAATTGAGAACGGACAGATTGCGGCGACGAATGAGGTGTCGCCGCAACAGATTGACCTGAATATTGAGGTGCGTATGGATTTGGATTCGGAGCGGATCGGGACGGACTCTGAGCGTTGGACGGAGCTATCGCTCCTTCGTCCTGTACAATAATTCTGATTGACGCTTGATCGGACACATTCTACGCCTTGTCATGTCGTCGAAAACGGAATAACTACTGACTCTGACCCATCAACCGCCGAATATGGCAGCAACACCATCTCGATTGGCATCTCTTTCATTTTGGAAGTCATCATCATTTCCGTCGTCTGACCAGGAGCAAGCCCAGCCGTCATCGCGGTCAAAGTCGCTGGCGACGTTGGCGGATTGCCAAGAATCGCTACCAGCAAAAGCGTGCGGCAATAATTACTCCAGCGGTCTCCGATATTCGTCAAGTTTGGTCCAAGAATACCGGGAGAATTCGTTTGACCGAACATTTGCAGCAACGCATTCAAACCGTCCGCGTCCGCCTCCAGTCCCCGCAAACGAATTCGCCAATTCATCCCTCGCCAGATTGCTTCGACGAGCGTAAGACCATATTGATCCGTAGCGTTGATTTCTTGGCCCTGGAAGTTGGCGGACAAAACGAAGCCATCATCGTTTTGCACTCCGAGAGGCATGCTATCCCATACCCCCAGATAAGGTCCGGCGATAGGCAGAACAACAGCAGCGGCCATAACTTACTCCTATGGAATTCGTTCGTTATTTTACAGACTCAAGCTGCCAAATCAACGCCTTCAGCATACTTCGCAAGCAACGCTTGCGCTTCGTCCGTCGCCAAGCATTTCTTGCACGTCGCTGCTCTCACTTCGCCGGAATGCAAGCACATTAAAACTTCTTGACCGCGATGCTGCGGATTCACGCTGTTCTGTTCTGGATTGCACGCAACACGACCGCGAACGCCGCCCAACTTAAATGGTCCTCGCGGCGTCACAACGCTTTTACCAATCGTTGTAATTGGACCATTAGCGTCTTGAATTAACCAATGAATCAAGAGTTTCCTCGATCCGTCGTTCAACAGTTTGACATTAAGAATCACTTCATTACTCCAACCTTGCCACGAATCTTCCTGATTCCTTCCGAGTAGTCCGCTGTCTTCTCGCAAAGAGGACAATTTACGGCCCTAACATCGTCCGTCCTAATGTGCGGCAATTGACGGAACTTACTAGCTGAGAAAACACGCAAGTTAGGCATGCAAGCGATGCGAGACTGACCGAATTCAGGATGGAACAGAAAGTGGATTACTGTCACTTCGCTGCCATCGGCAAGGATCATGGTTTCTGGCGTCATCCGTATGGCCCAACTGGTTGCGTTTGCGGTTGAAATCGGCGAGCGTTATCAAACTTCATCTCGCATTTCAGTCCTACATCCTGAGCATCAGGAGCGGCACCAAACCATTCGCCGCCTACCAATTCTGGCACCCCGCGTCCTGTATAACCGGCCGGCTCGATGAACCCATAAACTTGTCCGCTTGGCGTCCACTCCGCAATATTATCATTTGCCGAGTTCGGCGTCTGCGTCATCATCACCGTAATCGGCCAATTCATGTGCAGGAACGCTCGCAATTGCTCCATGCGAGCATTGAAGCTAGGCTGTCCCTTCGTCGGTGTACGGGCCAACTTGGACGCAAGGAGCGTATTGCCGATTCGATCCAACGGCACACTCACTCGCATCGTCAATGTCACGCTGAACGCGAAATACTCATCAAGGTTCCGCCGGGCTTTCGATTGGCTCGTCCCCTCATGGATCGCCACATAAATATTGCCGCATTGTGCTGGCGGATGACCGTCGTCTTGGATATCGCACAATGACTCACTGCCGTAGCCGAATGGTTGAGCACGGATGGCATCTCGCACAGCAAATAGCAAAGCGTCTGTCAAGTGCATTCACCTCGCTCAAGATGATACTACGTCTTCATAAACAGCATTCATGAAAGCACCATCACTTTTTTCTTGACGCTACATAATCCGAAAGAACTTTCATCGACCTTGAATTCTCGGAAAGATCGAACTCCAAATCCTTGACCGTTGATCCGTATTCCTTCCATGCCTTTCTGCCAGCATCGGTACTCATCAAGTCAGAGAGCGTTGTTACGTCTTGAAATTCCTCTGGCAAATCCATCTTGTCAGATGCAGTAAGTTTCTTGTCAAACCCCAAACGCGGCCAACTGTAATAGCCGTTTTCTCCATCATCTTTCGACCTGCCAGCGTCCAACCTAAGTAACTTGAAACCGTTATCCGAAAGAAACTTCGCTTGATCGAGCAACACCTTTGCCGCAACGCCTTTTCCTTGCATTTCCGGTTTGACGTAAAACGATTTTATCTTTACTCTTTTGCCGCCACCGTCTTCATCATTACGGAATAGATATTGAGCGTCATATTCTGGATGATTTATCTGTACGTCGGCGGAATTATCTCCTTTTTTGTAGACCTCTATTTCTGAATCGTCGCTAGCACCAATGGCTTTGTTCCATTGTTTTCCAGTAAAAGATATTGCCTTTTCCGTTTGCTTGCCGCCTTCTTTTTCAGCGAACTTTCCATGATCGCGAGGATGATCCTTCTCGTGGAACTCCGATAAACACGCTGACACGAATCGGTCAACCATCGACGTATTTTCAATAGACAAATTGACGCCTTCCGATTCTAATCGAGAAACAAACTCGTCAACTATCTTCATGCGGTTACCGCTTCCCTAACGCCATCTTCCCAAAACGGCTTCAGCCAACCTTTCTTCCGCACACAATCATCAAGCAACTTCGCAGCATCGTCTATCGGCACGCCCAGCACGCCGACGAACTGGACAAACAGATTATATGCTCCGACTGGCGTACATTGTTCAACGTCGATTTCAACCGGGCATTTATCCATGCCGCTCATCGACATCAAAATCAACATCTCAAGCCATTTCTTGCGTACTTCTCGGTCCATCGGTGAGGGCAAGCCTTCGCCGAGGCGTTGGAACAAGATGACGAGTTCGCGGCGATCGGCGAGATTGTCGTAGGTATCAAACTGTTTTGTTTGGCCTGGTTTCATTCTTCGGCTTTCTTTTCTTCTTCGTCGTGATGGCTAACCTTCTTTGAATGCATGTTCGCTGCTAATTCGTGAAGTTCCTGACGTGTCGGATTGCCAGCTTTTTTATGAGCTTGACTAGCATTCATGTGATGACGCTCTGCGTACATATGGGCTGTCTGTGCTTCTTTATGAGAAGCCTTGGTTTTCTTTCGGTAAGATTGAGAAGATTTACTTTCAGCCTTTCTACCGCTTTCATAAGCTTCTGACGAAGCCTTTTCAGCCGCAGCGAATTTTCCACTCGCATCATGTGAATGGCCACTGGAATCAACCGCGAGACATGCAGACACAAAACGATCAACCATTATTAATCGACGCGGCGAAATCGACAATTGAATGTCATTGCTATCGCCTTTGCGAAGTCTCTCCAAGAAATCATCAACTATTTTCATTGCGTACTCTTCGCATCCAAAATCTTGTTAGCCCAAGCCGTCCCCGCCTTCTGCACAGCCACTTCTTCGTATCCAGCATCTCGGCAAAGATGCATGTACTGTTCGGCATTCAAATGCCCAATCTTGCCGCCGTTCAGCATCTCCCAGGCTTTCGCTATTCTCAGTCCAGCAAACAACAACTCCTCCCAAAACGCACCGCGTCCAAACTCCGTCACTGGGAAAAGTTGATCCGCACTTCCGGCTGACTCGCGGGCGAGGATGAAGGCTCGTCTTTTTTTGGTGAGAAAAAATTATGGACCTTTTCCACCTCCTCGTAGACAAAATCAATAAACGCGATAGCCTCAGCTCCAGACACTTGCGGAATCTCACGATCAACGCCATCCTTCGATGTCAACAAAGCATACGCATTATTGACAACGTTTTGGACGAACGCAACACGATTTTGCCCATGCTCAACCCATTTATCGCTCGGCAACTCGCCCTTCTCGTTGCGAAGCTGCCAATCGACTTCACGCCATGCGTCATAGACAAGACGAACATCAACAGGGAACTCATCGCCGTCTTCACCAAAAGCGAACTTGACAATTCCCTTGCGGGCAATACGAATGACGCCGTTTGTGCTTGATTTTGCTTCCGCTACGCTCATACCTTCTCCAGTGAATCAAAATCGTGCAACTCCGTGAACTCCATCGTTGTACGATCATACCGAGCAAGCACGCGATTGTATTTTGACCGCAAAACAACTTCGGCGTCCGTCACGTCACCAGACAGATAACTCAATGCCGAACGCCATCCCGTCGCCTTGCAATGGTCCGAATATAATTGCACAACCTGATCGTAATAAACCTTGTCTCTCACGAAGTCCTCAAAAGATAAGTCAAAATATCGATCAATCCAGCACTCGCTTGATCGTCGATATCAGCCCACCAACTTTCGGGCCAATTATCTGGATCTG